AATTTCTTCATAATTATTGCCATCCAGTGTTTGAATAAAGACCGTCTACTTTCAACCATAATTTGTTGTTCAGGGTGTCAATACAGATGGCCGGTGAGGGGGCAAATACGTGCCCGTTAGGGTCTCCCGGATACGAGAATATCTGTTGTCCGTTTCTATCGACGGTGACAACGTAAGGGTTAACATTATCCATAAAATTGTTATTTAGATATTACCAGCGAATCAACAACGTCGCCACTGGTATTTATCATTTCCAGCTTAATTGAGTCACAGGTTACCGTGCCTTTAACAGCACCAAAATCGCTATTATACCGGAACAAACTGCCTAGGGCGGGTGTATCAAGAAAGGTCCCCAAATCGGCACCGCCTGTGCCAACAGTAATGTATGGTAAATTATCTACGACGACTCGCTCATAAACGCGGTTTAGACCATCTAAAACCAGAGTAGCGCCCCACTCTTTAAATGGCCACCTAAAACTATCGCAGCTATTCTGAAAAGTCCCACTACCTATAAATGTGATGTTGGAGTTGTACTCTATTTCGTCGTTGTAGTTGTGCCCACCCGGAACAACATAGCTATTTCCCGGCCCAACAGGAGGGATTCCGGTCGCGTTTACCCAAATATAGTTGGCTGGAGATATGTTTTGCTGCGCCCCACTACCTAAAGGACCAATCCGGGTCGCGAGCGAAGCATCATCAACATCACCATACCAAAAATACCGAGAGAACGCTGAAATATTGTGTATGAATAGGTTAGATGTGTTCCCCGAACTGGTGAACGGAGGACAATTCATCACTACAATCTTGAATGGGGAGTTGGATGCCGCCATTTTGATTCTCAACCACTCGGCTTGGACTGACGCAACATCTGTGCCATCGGGAGATTGACTATCTATAAAGAAAAAGTGAATTGGTCCCTCAATCCAATCATAGTAAAGTTCGTTGTTGGCTGGGGGGAGGGTGAAATAGTCCCGATATGCCTGTAACATCGGACTACTATCGTAATCCGAGTCCCCAACACACGGCCAGAACCTATTAAAGTCGATGGAGCCTGCACCATAAGCGCCGTTGTATGGGAAAATCAAATTATGGAAGCTTCTACCCACTGCTAAATCATATCCAGTAGTTGTAGGAACCCCAGTTAGGTTATTTCCACCAGTTGTGATGATGAATTTCGGATTCCAACTGTTGACTAGACTAGCAACGGCAAGACTACCTGTAGAAATAAGTCCATACTCCCCGATAACAGCGAACGTAGTGCTTTCTTCAACCTCGCTAGCGGCTGTTGGCGGGGTTTTATTTTCGACAGCGACACATCCATTGACGAGTATTGGCATACGATCTTCTTCTGCATAACTTCCTTCTGTTTTTTGTCGATGCCAGTGATGAAGGTCGCCCAATTTATCACGATAAATTGCGTCAAACTTCAGCGCATCGGCATCATTTGATTCAATGTTTCTGGCGATGTCTCTCTGTAACGCGGCCCTGACCGCTATAACCACAGTATCATCATAAATCAAATCTGAATCAACGTATGTGGTTTTGACACCGGACCACTCTATAACTAAATCTTCGTTAGATTGGAGATACGGCCAAATATACAGGCGGCAACCTTCAACAGCCCAGTAGCCAGTGGTTGATCTGCCATAGGGAGAGTCTGCTGAGGCGTCAGGATACAGGTCACCAAGCGGAAGTGTGGGCTTATCAGTGGGTTGCGTAGGTAACTTAATCGCAGTTGGGGGCAAAGTGATATTATTGTACGCCTCTAATGTCCTAATCTGAGCCAACGTCGATTTTCTATAATTAGTTTTGCAACAAAAGTCGGCTCCAACACTATAAATTCTCTTAATAATACCGTCAGGAGCGGCAGTAACTGTGGTCCCACAGTTGTACCGAGTGTCTTTGAAGGCGATAACGTCCGTATTACGTTCACGGAAGGAGGGAACTAATTGCTGAATGTCAGCCAAAGCTTCGACAATAAAGGTATTATGAATCTCTACAAGATTCTCGGCCTCCCCAATCGGGAAAACGACAGCCTTTACTTTGGTTTTGAATTCCGCGAAATTCATTATTTGGCTCGTTTGCCTACTTTAGGCTCCGGGGGCGCGATAGGAGTAAGTTTGACTTCCAATCTCTGAGCTAATTCAGCGTCGCTGGCCACAGGGGATGCAACCGCGACCGGAATTGCTGGGGTAGTAACGAGTCCCGCCGTCTGCTCCTCCCGAATTAATTTGCTGCTGGATGGCTTGTAGGGAGTCTTTTTTTTTATCGCCTCTTGATACTCGTCCATCGTGGAGTTTTCAACGCCTCCTCTACCAACTTTCATACAGGTTTCAAATTCCAAAATGACTTGAGGGTCCTCAGTTACGTGGAATCCTAGATCGCTACCCACATCCTCGAATAGAACGAATTTACCATTGGACAAGCAAACCGCAGTTTTAGGTGCGCGTTTCTTAAAGACTCGTGGGGAAGACATATAAGATAAATTAATACAATAGGTGAGTGACTACAAGTAATAAAAAGCGGGTGATTTTTTAGATCACCCGCCCCCTATGCACAACCCGCCCTCACCCACAGGATAGCGGGAAGATATTACGGCGACAGATCGACAGCGTTTGGTACGTCGCTGGTGAAATTCTCGTAAATGAGATTCGCAGCAGGACATTCCACAACCACTGTCCAAGTCGTAGACGACAAGGTCAAATCCCGAGTAGGATTCGAGATAACACAGTTATAGGAAGTGTTAACTTTTCGGAGCAAGTCGATCTCGTCAACCGTGGTTGAAACTCGGCTTGAACCGATAATTCCGGGGTAGATGGAGCCACCTTTACCAAGGTCAAGAACCCACAGGAATCTACCGGTGGTGCCTTTGTTGGGGGCCGCGCTCGCATCTTCAGTCTTCGCAGCCGACAGAATGTCGTCGAAGAAGGGGTGGGTGATGATGTTAATCGTCACACCAGCCGGATAATCAACTTTATAGCTGGTTGCCCAGAAGCCCATGGTTTGGAAGCTGCCTTCGATATTACCGTCCTGAATCGGAGCGTTATATCGGAGCAACCCACCAGATTGGGCGTTGTAGTAGGCAATCATGCCGCGTTTCCAGAGTTCCGCAGTTTCAGTGTCCGTATAAACGTCAACACTTCGATTGGGGATTCCGCTGTTTTCGCGAGCACGAACGACATTGTAAATGTCATTCAAGAAGTTGCGGATATAAAGCTGTTGATTCTGGCGGTCAACGATGCGACCGCAGTTACGCAACTGCTCATATACACCTACTGCATTCGCTCGGTAACCCATCAACTGGCCGTTCACCGAGGTAATCGGGCTCAAGCTGGTGTAGGTAGAGATGGTTTGGTTGGCGAGCGGCTTGCCCCAGAAGAACGAGTTCACCCATTCCCGCTGAGCACGTTCACCAATCTGGCGATTTCGTTCAGCAAGAGGGACGTCACCGAACACTTCAAACATCGGGTTAACTTCCATCACGCGCTGGAGATATTCCTTGTAGAAGGAGTCAACGCAGAGCGCCTGACGGGAAGTCTGGAAGAAGAACGGCACCAGCTTGTTGGGGTTCAAGGCTGGGCGGTTATTGCACCAGCTTTCCCAATCGGAAACGTCGTTAGTGCCAATCACCAAAAAGCCAGCAATTGGAGCAGCCGAATAGCCAGTGGTTGAACCAGCATTTTCATCGGCCAAAAGCACGTCAATGAAGCCGTTGGTAGTATCGGCGGCAGACCCCACAACTCGCCATTGACCACGTTCAGCCGCGCCTGTACCAGCGTTACGGCCAAAGATGTGTACTTTGTGAGCGGGAACAAACCACTCGTTAGCGACGTCAATGCCGGTTCGGCTGATTACACGGATAACACGCGTGCCGCCCACCAGAGAGGTGAGCGGTCCAGTGACGCCTACGGTGTAAGCGCCAGTGGCAAAGCCGGTCGAAATAGCCCAGTAGTCATCATTAATGAGTGACTTCTGTTTGGCGAGAATGAACGGCTCAATATAGCTCTCGGTGGAGCTAATATTTTTCTTATTGAGCATCCCGCTCTTGCCCTGAGAACTTGACATCAACCAATCGTACATGCCGTTGGTTTTGATGCCGCAAGCTTTAAGCTCGAAAGCGTTTTTGAGAATCGATGCCATGTCCCGGTAATTGCCGGAACCGTCCTGAAACACACTCAGCAATTGAGCGGGAGTGATGGACTTAAGGCTCGAACGAGTGATGGTGCCGCACGAGTTATAACTGTTTGAAACAGTAGGCGTGCATTGCAGATATTTGTCGGTGATTGCCATGTTGTGTATTAGTAAGTGAGGCTAAAAACATACGCCTCATTAATAATACACTAAGGTCAGAATAAGGCTTTTACTAGTCTTTTCGCTTCCGATTCCTCTGCTTTATTTGATGGTGTGTTGGTTGGCGGCAAAGCTCCACCACTGGGTGATGCTGGAGAAACGGGTTTATTCCCAGAAGCAGGCGGAGTTACTGCCGCTGCTGGGGTGCCAGTTGGCGGCGTAGCTGACGCAGCACCTTTAATATACCCATACTTCTGAGCCAGCGATTCAATACGTTTTCGTTCTGCTTCAATGATTTTCACGGCGTTATGTGACGAGCGGTGCGAGAGCATATTGATAACGTCGGCCTCAGCAAGAATCCAATGCTGACTTCGTTGTGCCGGTGTCATAACGTCCCATTCGCCACGAGTCGCAAACATCTTCCCATCGTATTTCTGTTGGTTCAAAGGAAGCTGTTTGATGGCGCTCTCTTGCTGCACCACTGCATGGGTAAGCGCCTGATGTAGCGGGTTGTCGGGATTGTAATAATTTTTTCGATGGATGATGTTATGGAGTTCCGATACTTGCTGACGAAGATTTGCGGCTTCGTTATCAAGGACATCAAATGCCAGTGGATCGGCCTCACGAAGTTTATCAGGAGATTCGCTAACCACTTTACGCAGTGTCTCGTCTGGGATAGCCGCAACGAACTGATTTACCGCCTCGTTGCTGTGGGCTTCCGCTTGCCGAGCAATCTCAGGGACTACGGCCTTGTTCTCGACTTCGGCAATTCGCGATTCATATTGCTTCTTCAACTCCGCAGTAGTTCTCTCAACTTCCTTACGTGTCTCAAGCCTGACTCGTGCCTTGTCTAAATCGGCTTCACTAAAGCTGGGCTGATTGGCGGAGTAAAAATCTTCGTGTTCCGAATCATTGGGGTCGAAGGATTTATCTGGATTCTCTTTAGTCCAGCGTTTTTGATAGGATGCAAGCTTCTTAACGAAGGATGTAAACTGCGTCGGGGCGTCTTTGTAGCGGTCTGGGTCCGATTCTGCGAGCACCTTAAACAACTCATAAGTATCTTTATCCTCTGCACTCAATCCAACTGACGGATCAACCGTCTCTTTTGGTTCGACGGGTGGCTGGGGTGCAACAACGGGCTTGAGAGAGTCGGCGATTGCTTTACCAGTTTCGCGAGCAATTTCAAGAGCGTCCGGGGCTTTTCTAACTTTCTTTTTCGGTGGTTCATTTTGTGGAGGATTCCCTTCAGCGGCTTTCTTAGCCTCTTCAACTTTCTTGGCTTCCGCATCTGCCGCAGCTTTCTTCTCTTCCTCTGTCGGCTCTTTTTTCTTAGCGCCAAACAAAAGACTAGGAACATCCTTCTTCAATTCCTGCCAAGCCTTTTCTTGAACCTCTACTTCCTCTTTGGTAGGCTCGGGCGGCGGGGCAGTTGGTTTGTTGCGATCAACGGTCTGAATCAAATCATCAGGGTGTTGAGCGTAAATAACTTCGGGCGTGATTGTAGGTGTCGGCATAGGTTTTAAATTGTAATACTAACTGTTTCCAATAACAAGGTGGGTTTCTCAGAATTCAATACATCATCCATGGCGTCCAATACACAAGAATACCTACGGCCTTTGGTGGCGTAGATCGCCGCTTTATCAAGCTCAGCTTCAGCCATATACTGACCGCTCAGGAGGAAATTAGCCAGTGATTGGGATTGGAGGACCCTGCGGAATAACTGGGCCTCCGGGAGGCTCAACCATAGGCGCAACTGGGATTGCTGGGTTGGCGATAGGGGGACCTTGGATTGGGGGATTTGGGATTGCATTAGGGGGCGGTATCGGTGGTGGTTGTGGTTGGGTTACTAAAGCTGCAAGCTTTTCAAGTTCAGCATGTATTTCATCAAATTTTTGTGCCTGTTGTTCGAAGACGGGTTTGATATTCTGTGCTACCTCAGAGACAGCCGATTGTTCAATCTTAGCGGCCATCTGTTGTAGCTGTTGCTGCATATCTGCGACTTGCTGTTGTGCAGCACCTCCGGTGGCCGTTAGCCTAAAGTCGCGAGGTAATCCAGCAAGGGAGGCAATCTCATTAACCAAATCGACAATTTGTTTTGGCCCAACTTCCTGTAGTATGGCTGGGTTCATCATAACTTGCAGCAACTGAACCATCGACTGTGCCATTTCAGGACTGCTGATTCTCAGGTCGCCATCGCGGGTGGACACAAACGACTCAAGCTCTAAAGCTGAGGTTTTCCCTTTGACCAACACAGAATGTTCGTCGGGGTCGCCATCAAAAGTAAATCCTAATTTCTCTAACTGCTTGGCGTCTACGGGTGTGGCAATTCTTGCCCACATATCTTCTTCGCCGTAGTTCATCAACCCCTGATAGAGCATGTTCTTAAACGCGTAAATACCACGATCAATCGCGCTAGCTGTAAATTCATAACGGGTGGATTTTGCCTGATTCATGTTTCTGACTTCTTCCGCCGTCAATTCGTGGGTGGCAGTCTGAGCTAGTTCTTGTGGGGATAGGACCAGCAGGCGCTCAAGAACTTTCAGGATTTCGTTAACGCCAGTAATCAAATCGTCTGTTGGTTGTCTTGGAAAATTAAATGTTTGAAATGCCTCCGCCACATTGTTCTGCCCACCAATGCGGTTGGTTCGCATATCCATCGGAAACCAATTCCTGTCGGTGTATGATTTATGTCCCAACTTACTGATAGCATCGATGATGTCCTTATCAATCTGATTAGTATCGAAGAAAGTGAGGTTGGTTAGGTTGTTCTTGATGGTGAGGAGATACTGCGAAAATAAATTCGAGATGTGATCTTGGAATGGCAGTACTTCCAAAGTTAGCGACGCATTCTGTGCTCGGGTCTCAAGCGCGTCATAACTGAAGTATGGCATCGGACAATATGGCAGTGGCTCAGCGTAAATAACTGCGTCATCACCGGCGACAAGGAATCGGAACCAAACATCATAATCGTAATCACCAATTCCTTCAGTCTTCGGATTCAACACCTCGAAATGATTGATGATGGTAAGTGCTCGGTCGTAATCGTTGGCGGTATAGAAAGCAGCACGAGTCTCCCTGTCGTTCACGTCACGATCCGTTTGGGTAGGAAATTTCAACGCACAGCTACTGTAAACGGTATTGAAGAAAGCTGGACTCTTCGCAATCCAATCAACTGCGCCGTACGCAACTTTATCAGTGTTCCAAAAACTAGCGTTCTTCAAAACACACTCGGCACGCTCAATGCTCCAGTATCCACCATACCGTGTGCCCGTGTCGGAATTCAAAGTTGAGGGGCGATAAGACTCGTCAAGATAAATGCGGCTTGGGTGCGGGATGTTTACTCTAATCCCCTCTTTGACCACAACTTCTTTTTCCTTACCATCAACTTTAAGAAGCTGTTTTTGAGTGTGCCAAGACTCGACTGGAAATAAAATAGCTCGCCCATAATGCAGCGTATTCATCACTGCTTGTTTGATTACGTCAAAGTAACCATACTGAGATGACATCAATTCGATGCGGTCAGTAAGGATTTCAGATTTGAGGCGATTCTGCGGAGTAGACTTAACGGCTTCGTACTCGAACAGCGGCACTTGTCGGTATGAGTTGATGATTGCCGCCGCACGTATAGTAGTGATTGATTTAGCAAGAGGTAAAAAGATATTGAAGAAGGTGGGACCATTTACTTTAACCTCCCCAACATCACTTTGACTAAATCTACCGGTGAGCATCTTCCCGGATTTATCATAAACAGTGAGCATCTCAGTCAGGTCTGCGCCTTCCAAAGTGCTCATGATTTCCGAAGGCAAAAGTTTCCGGTCAACCATCCCGCGAACTAGCGAATAGGTAGTTTGTTTGAAAGGGACGTCCCACGCTATGTCACAAGCGTACCAATGTCTGAAATTTTTTATATTGAAAGTAATCCCGTTGCTTATTCGGTCACGAATTACTTTACGCCTAGCCTCAGCAATGTCCTTATCTTTACCCTTGGTGGCGGTAAAAATCTGTTTGAGGCGATCAACAGACACCCCGTGTTTCTCTAAAATAGATAAATCAACCGCCATAAATTACCACAACTGTGGATTGCCTTTTGCCGCTTCGAACTGGGCTTCTTGTGCTAATGTTTGGCGGCGTTCCGTGGCAGGAATTTTTACATAGAGTATGAAAGTCATACGCACTTTCCGGGGTTTGCCGCCTAAATCAACAACAATATCAGTTTCACCCTGTTCAAAACTATAGATGTAACATTTACGTGATGCGCTTAGTTTTGGTTCTTTGTTAATCTTGACCGTAACTGTGAAGTTCCCATCATCGTCCCACCTATCAACTTTAATCTTCTTGATAGGCCGAACCTTCTCTCCCGATTTTAAGGGAACGTGTTCCATTAATAAGATTCTTTTGCAGCCTCAACAGCAGGGTTTTTACCCTTTTTCATAGGCATCTCAGACATATCTTCCTCGGGAGTTTCCTCGCTCTGGTCTGAATCCGAATACTCACCAAGGTCAGACACCTCAAAATTGGCTGTAGCGTCGTCTTTAGTGACTAGCTTGCCGGTAAGGCCGTTAAACGTTTTTTCCTCTCCGGGCTTACAATCTGCGAACTCTGCCGCAACATCGGGATCGGAAAGGTCAATAATCAAATGGGTAGCCATGATTAGGAATATAAGTGGGGGTTGCGCTCATTACAAGCAGAAACTCTTATGGCGCTCCGTTAGCTTAGGGCGCAGACTTTGGTCGATTTCGTCAATATGCTCCCCAATCAGGACATATGACATGGCGTCAAAGCGATGGATATGGCCGTATTTATCGCGTTTTATAGGCTCGCTCTTGGTTTTGCCTTTAGATAACTTCTTGAACATCTCAATTGTGTCAATGCAATTGGCAGAGATATATAGGCGTTTTTGTATCAAAAGTTGGCGAGTCAGGGCAATCCTAGCGGCTACCGAATTTGGTCCTTTAGGAGCGCCTAAGAGGGCTATTTCGCCGCCACTGTAGCGAGTCACCAAAGCCTGTTCAGAGCCGTTTATGGTGCTGCGGTAATCAAAGGCTGAAGTATCGGACCAATGTTTGTATTTTAACGGTTTGCCTGCCAGTGTGTCCAATTCTCGCATCTTAGCAACTACCTCGAAGGTCAGGGATTCAACACTCATGTCAGTGTCTATATGAGATATTTCGTCGAGAACTACCCAATAATCACCTTCGCTGTGTATGATGTGTTGCAGGAATGTAACCGCGTGGTTGCGGCTACCCATATCCCAACCAACATAGACCGTTGACGATTCTATAGGTAAGATTATGGTTCCTTCATCCGAACTGCCTCTGACGTGCTGGTTGTATAGGAATGCTCCAGCAAAGTGGGACTTCCGAACATCCGCCACCCATTTACCATTTACGAATCGTTCGTAGGCTTGGGGGTCATTAATGTAAGTGGCCTTGAGTCGCTCTATCTCCTCGGGCTTAAGATAGGGGTTATCAAAAAGTGTAAACTCATGTAACCCAAATGATTGGCGGTCTTTTATATCAATTCTCTCGTCCTGCGTGTTAACGAACCACAGCTTGTACAACCAGTGATCGGTTCCGTCTTCCGCCGGGTTCGCAGTACCAATCCAAAGATGTTGATCATAAGGAACCCCAATTGCTCGAAGCTGCAACACACTAATCTCGAATACTTCGGGATTTTCGTATACGTCAACTTCATCAAAATATAGACAACTCCACCGAGTGCCTTTCATTTTCTCGATAACAGACTCGTCATGGTGGAGCGAGTTTAAAGATATCTCTGACACCCCGCCGTGAACGTTAGAAATACGCACAAACCGTTGACGTGTGTCTCCACGAATCGCGGGTCCCTCTACTATTCGGAATCCTTCTTGTTCGAGTTCAGAGCCCCATAAAGGCAGTGCATAATCACACAAGTCACTCCATACTCCAGACACACCGACTTTAGTTGATTTAACAAACAAGCCTACCCGCGCATTATCGACGAGGTAGGCGTGTTTAATAATTTTATGGACAGCAACTACTGTTTTACCACATAGCCTAGGTCCCGTTAACAACAAATGTCTGCGTCTATCATTATAGACTAAAATCTGTTTTGGGGAAAGCGGCGGGTAATACCTACCGTTAGCGTCTGTTGGCATACCTGCTGAGATAACTGTGGATTTTCAATATCACATCAAGATTATCCTCAATGGCCCCGGCTACTTTATTACAACGCTGGCAAAGCAAACCACGCACGCAGCCGGACGCGTGGCAATGGTCAACACAACAATCTCTATTATCCTTGAAGGGGGAGTGGCAAGACATACATTTTCCATCGGCTTGGCTTAGGAGTAGATTATACTCCTCAATTGTTAGATTGTATCTACGTAGTTTTTGCCATACTCCCCCGTCGGACCAATACGCTTTCTTACGTTCTTCGTTTCTGCAACTTCGACACTTTTGACGATTTCCGTCGAACGCCCTTAGCTTTTTTTCGTCTCCGCACTTTACGCACTTTCGCATAAGATTTCTCGGCGATCATCGCGCCAAGCAGAATGAAGTAGTTGATGCAGTCATGACAGGCGTCTTCCGCGCTCTCATTTTTAACAGCGAGTTTTCCCGCTTTGATGTAAGTCTTGATTCGTTGAATTTTGTCCAAAACACGAATCAATATCCCAGTTTCCGAACTCGCTAAATCCAAGTCTTCACAGGCTTGGAAATTAGCAAATGGGGTGGTCCCGGAAGAACCAGCGTAATCGTGATTCTTCCGGGACATAATCTCTCGCGCCTTGGAACAAGTTTCCTCATGATACGCGAGCAATCGCTCGGTAGTAAACTTCTGCATAGGGGATGAAGTTACTTACAGGCTTTCTGGGTGGGAAAGCTGACTGATACGCTGTGCAAGTTCGGCGGTTTCCGCTTCAGTCGGAGCGGCCTTTTGAATCAACTTCACTACATCCTCGAACAAGGACGGCACCTGCAAAGCAACTGCCTTACCTAAAAGGATGAACGGTTGGTACTCAGGAGCGATTGCGGAAGCGACCGCGCTGCCGCCAGTAACGACGGCTGCGATTTCAGCCTTAATTGCGTCAATTTGATCTTGTGTCATATTATTACTTGGTTAGTGGTGAATACGGTGCCATCGCGCCAGCGACAACATCGGTTATGTTCCCAGAGTTGGCGCTCAAGGCCGAGAGAGCGGTGCGGAGCGTAGATTCGGTGGCTGGGGTACTGTTCGTAGCATACGCAAGTCGCGCTGCCTCAGTCACACTAAGGACCGCAGAAAGCTTACGACTCGCATCGTAAATCTGGTCCCGGGTCTTGTTGAGTTCATCGATCTTAGCGACACTCGCTCCATTAGTAGCCATACTGTAGTAGGCATTAAAGGAGTGCACACTAGATACGCCTGTGTCCGCTGCCAATTTCTCAGCACGGAATGCATTGGTGTTTAGATCAGCGCAGCCGCATACGACGACCAGCGCTAATGATACTAGGTATTTATACATAAGAGTGAAACGTTAACAGAATGGTTGGTTGATTACAATTATTTTTTACTAGCCTGTCCGAAGTAGAACGTGATAGCTCCACCAGCGAGCAAACAGAAATTTGTTAAGAGAGTTTGATCTTTGCCGTCGCTACGCACTACGAGGAAACACAGAGTGCCTACCAACAGCAGAGCGATCCAACCACGTAGACTTACACCAAAAATTGCACTGGTCCCATTATTGGTACCGGCTCCATTTGGTTCGGGCTCTGGTGGGGTTGGCAAATTAGCTTTTGTTATTGTTGCGGTTTCGTCGGTCATAAATAATCCTACTGGTTGTGTAGTAGATTGATAACAAGATTGCGGCGATGCCCAAAATCTCCTTTACGCTAGCTAGAGTAATAGCTCCTATGAGAATCGCCTTCACCTTACAAATTTCGATTAGGGTATCTTTACTCACGTAAACCATTGTATTACTGGTTCTTAGCGGAATCAACCAATATGTTAACGTTCTGCGCCTGTATGGGCACCACAGGGCTATCGTCCACGAAAGACCGGCGCTTCATGACAGGGCCAGAAATAAGCTTATCTGTCTGGAATTCAGCCATTAACGCGATGCTTTTCTGGAGGGAACTAATCAAGGCGTTGGCGGCAGTTAGGGCACCAACACGGTCTTTGGCATCATTCTGATCATCAGAGGCTATGTCTGCGGCAGTTTGAATAAGTTTCTGAAGTACTTCGTCGGATGCGGCGAGCCTGCCTACCCCCAAATGAATCACTCCTTGCTGCGCGGTGAAAAGACCAATTTTCTTGAGTTTTCGCGCTTTCTCAGAACTGAAAAAAGACAGTCCTAAAGATTGTGCTGCTTCATCCGCCTCTTTATCAGAGATTACATCTGGCAGGGCTGGGGTAACTGTAGCTACTGAATCATTCATCGTAACTCCTTGGGCCAACCCGACTTACCATTAGTACGCTCATTGAGCCAACAGGGTGCATTCTTTATTCTAGCCTTAATTGGCATATAACACAAGCAGCCAAGTACATCACCGCCCGGGAGGCTGCTTATCTCCACCGATCCGCATGTCCGCAGTTTTTGATCGTAGATCAGGCAACCCGAGCAATGTCTCATTCGGGCTCTCCACTTCGGATGGTTCTTTGGGAACAACTTCTTCCGGCTTACGAGGAACAACCACGCTAACCTCATACCCATCGTCACGAATAGCTTGAACCTTTCCTTTAGGGACGTAGGGTGCGATGAATGCGCGGCTATACGACCGGCTCTTAAAAAGCTTGCCAGCCGGATAACTGATTTGGCGAAGATGGGATAAGTATACACTTAATGTCTTAGGTTTTAGTTTATCAATACAACGAGCTATATACGAGCAGTATTCTACCGAACCTAGTTTATTGTGTAAGTAGCTTTCTCTACGTAACATAGCTCTCCACCACGAACGCTTCAATTCTACGTCTATACCCCAAGTAATAAACCTGTGTCGAGCGACTGCGAGTAGTTTGGTATCAAACAATTTATTGAAGAACCCGCAACTTGTGAGTATCGCCTCTTTCACGACCCGGGACTTACCCAAAAGACTCGGCCCTAGTTTAGGAAATGTGGAGAGTAGGATTTCCCGCCAATTAGCACGATGGGGTCTGGGGTGGAGGATGCAGAATCCGAAGTTGACGGACTTCCGTTCAACCAGCAGCCACTCCATCGCCGCTTGGCAGATTGCAGGATAGAGGATAGCCAGTTGCTCGAACGAACAGTGTCCGGTTTTTTGTGCAACGTATTTTAAAAAATCTTTATACTCAGCGGTATCGTCATTCACCGTTTGTATACTCGGTTCTGGCAAATCTTGATGCTCTGGTTCCCACGTCATCATAGGGTTGTACTCATTTGACATACCGGTCTGTTACTTTAGTTTCGGCAGCGAGGGGCAGTCCCGGAGCCCAATCGGGGGTGATTGACATAATCCCCTCAATCTCCTTGCAAGTTTCGCGAGTTGCTCGCTCAATCGGAACCGAACAAACTGCCTCGTCGTGGCATCCCCAACATACTCTGATACCTCGATGCTCTAGGTTATAGACAGCTAACACAAAAACATCGCGAGCCATCGCTTGAGTTATATTCTCAGTCAGCTTGCCCCCATACAATTTCTTTGGTGGTTCGCCGCGACAAACTGAACCCACAATCTCCCCGCCCCAACTGTTCTCCTTCTCTCGGATCATCAAGTTGTAGTAGTTGATAATCCTGCCGCTGGGGAGTTGAATTCTAAAATCTAAACCGGCGACTGCCGCTACTTTCAAATCAGTGTGGAGTTGTTTCCATAAGTCGGGAATCTTAGGGTTAGAAGATCGATACAAATTCACCAAACGTGTGGATAGCTCGGGGATTGATTCCTCGCCTTGCTTAATCTTGGTGAGGATTTTTTCCGGCATATTATCCTTAACCGTCTTGGCAAACTTTTTACCACCAGTTTGAAATCCAAGAGCGAGGACGCAAGTTTTGGTCACATGTCGTAAATCTTTATCCGTCTTACGTAGTGGAGCAGGGTCAGTATATTGAAACATCCTGCGTGCATGTGGCTCATACAAGTCTCCGGTCTCACCTTCGACAGCTTCTGAATCTAATCTCGCCACCTCTTTTAAATAATCTTCATCCCCAGCCAGATACGGGAGACACCGTGCTTCAATTCCAGCCAAATCAGAAGGGACAAATTTCTCGCCCGGAGGAGGAATAAAAATACCGCGCATATCACAGAAAGTTGCTTCACGAGGGAGATTCTGGACGTTCACACCGCGCGAGGAAAATCGTAGAGTATGTGGGGCCGCCCCGTAAAGTGTGTCTAATGGAATTGTCCCATCAGGGCGAAGTAACTTTTCGATACGATAAAGTTTCTTCAAGAGGGTGTTGGATTTGCGAAAGTCTCGCATCGCAGCTACGACAGGGAATTGATCTCCATACTTATCTTCCCACTCGGCGCACTCGTCACTAT